CGAGCTGCCAGGGGTGCCGGCGTTGTCTGTGGCTGTGTAATCCTTCCAGCCTGGTTTGCCGTTGCGGTTGCAACGCCAGCCACGCCCCCACGTTTCGGTGCCTGGCTTCGTGGTGCCTGCGTAGTCGTGCAGCTCTTCAAGCAGAAACGCTTCGCTGTTGTCCACCAGCCATTGGGCGACCAGCGCGGCCGCCTTCGGGTCGGTCCAGCCCAGGTCTGCCGCCCGGCCAGAACCGTGGACACTGGGCAACGTGCCGCCCCTGATCGGGCGCACCCCGAAGGTGCCCAAATTGCGGAACCCGTAATGCTTGCACAGCAGCTCTACAAGCTTTTCGGTGCCTGGCCGTTTGCCGGCCGCTGGCACGTCGCTACGGCCCGTGTAGGGGCGTGTCATGACGCTGACGGGCGCAGCACGCGCAGGTCTTCGGTGTCCATGCCAGTGATCGCATACAGTGATTCGCCGGCAGGCAAAATGAACTGGAACGGCACAGCGCCTTTTTCGGTCAGCATGCCGTTGCTCGAGGTGACGTCAGGGCCGCCCAGGTACACGGTGCCGTTGCCGACTACGTGCAGGTAGATCGTGCGCCACGATTCGCCAGGCGCGACCACCTGGCTGGCTGTGGTGGTGACTGTGTACTGGTTGCTGATCATTTGGTGCTTTCCATGTCGTCAGGGATTCCGTTTCCGTCGCGGTCGGCGCGGCCGCCGCTGGCAATCATGACACCCGACAGGGTGCCGGTTAGGAACATGACGACTGGGGAAAGCAGTTTGAAGAATTCGGCGTCCACGCTCGAGAGCGCCCCCTGGTAAACAAACAGCAATCCGAACAGCATGGCGGCCAGGCTGAATGCGAGGCAGCCGACCAGGACCAGGCCGACGACGAAACGTAGCCGGGCGTTTAGTTCGTCGGTCGTGTAACGCGGTTTCGAGCTTTTCAACATGACGCCGCCAATGCTGTGTCGGTCGGAAAATCAGGGTTTACGGGGGCTTCGATCAGCGCCCGGTTTTTGGTTCTCACGGTTGTGGTCGGTGCTGCGTGACAGTCGCCGGGAAACCGTTTAACCGTGCAAGCCACAAGGCTGCCGGTCAGCAGCGCCGCCACCAAGGCGACGCGGTATTTCATGGAAAAGTAACCTCCGGGTCGGGTTGTTCGTTGAATGGTTCAAGATGGGCGTGGCAGCCGCCGCAGACAACGTACGTGTGTTGGCCAACCATGTGGAATGTTTCGCCTGCTTGTGGGCAGTCGGCGTTGTCGCAGATCACGTCAATCATTAGGCCACCTCGTAGGCGATTGAAAAATGGATTTGGTCACTCGCTGCCAATGCGATGTTTGGGGTTGTGCCAAACAAGCCGTTGGCTGACCAGTCGCCCGTGAAGTTAATTGTTGTCGTTGACGCTTGGTAACAGCGACCTGCATAGTTTGTGGCAGTCGAGGCGTCGTAAATGGTGGCAGAACCGTATTGCAGGCCGTTTCCCGCTGCGGACGTCAACGGCAAACCAACAACTACTGCGTTGCCGCCGGTGCCCGCGCCTGTGACATCTAGACGGACGTTCACAATGCACAATTTTTGAATTTGCAAATACTTCGCGTATGTCACTGTTTTTGTGACTGTTGCGGATTGTGTCAGCGTCGGCGTATAGGACTCCCACGCCGCGCCAATCTGGTTCATGATCGCGGCTGTCAGCACCTGGCCAGCGGTCAGCCCAGCTGTGTATTGCGTTGCCATTACGGGTACCCCAATCTGTTGGTGTCAAGTATGCCGAATGTCGAGCTGTCGAGCGTGAATGGCTGGCCCAGGGTGGGTGCGAACGTGAATTCTGCCGTGGCACGGTCCGCGTAAAAATTGGTATTGATTGACTGGACGGCCGCGCTGTAAGTGGTGCCGCGAAACGCGATTGTGGCCTGGCCGCCAATCCAGGTGTAGCGCGGCGTTCCAGTGGTGTTGGCCACATGGCAGTACTGCAAAAACGTGTCGTCCACGGCTGTGTCGCAGCCGATCGAGAACGGCGCGACGGTGGTTTGGCCGGACAGCATGCGGTACAGGTACGTGGCCAGGTTTAGCGCGTCGGTCGTGTTGGCGCTGTAGGTGTTGTAATCCAGGCTGTTATACGGGCCTGCAGCGGCTTTAACGTTTTGGGTTGCCAGCCCTGGCGTGATGACGTTCACGCTGTTAAACGTGGACTGGTTCGATGACAGGAAGCGCAGCTGGTTGTATTTGGTGCCGCTGCCGGCGTCGCCGAACGTAGCGACCAGCGACCCAACGCCCGTGTAGGCAAAAAACACTGGTTCGATCACGCCAGCGTTATACGGATTCCCCTGGCGGTTGGTGTCTGCGTCGTCGATGTTGTATTGGCCGGTGCGCGCCAACTGGTTTATTGCGTCTAGTGCGCCAATGTTCGTAGCGCTGGCAAAACTGGTGAGAACGTCCACGCCTGAGAACGCGTAACCAACCTTGCTGTTTACCGCAAATTCGGCCATTTGAAATTGCACCGTTTGAATAAATGACGTGTAAGACGGCACGGTGTTGGCCGCGATCTGGCCCGTACTGCCAGTGGCTGTGATCGTGATTCGGTCGCCTGGCGCGTACCCGGTCGCTGTGGTGTACGGCATGTCATAGGACCGTTCCACGTCCGTGATCTGCCCCACGAAATAGGCGGCGGCGCTCGAGCTGTTGCTGGTCCGAACGTCAATCCACTGCCCGATCGCCAGCGGCGTGGCGTAACTGTTCGCCGGTATCAGTTCGACCGTGCAGCGTGTCCCAGGGAAATTGTCCTGGAAGAATTGGCGGCCGCGACGAATGTTCACCGACTGAACGCCAGTTAGTTGCGTGTAGGTGCCGTTAATCGCTGTCGAGTAGCAAACGGCTGGCGGCGTGTACGGCATGGCTAGCCCGTGGTCTTAATCGGTACGGAACCGTTTGATTGCATGTACCGGCGCAACGCGTCCACCACAGCGTTTGGGTCGCCGCCGTTCACGTTAATGTTCACGCTCGAGGTGCGCACAGCGCCACCCCCACCGGCAGGTTGGCCCAAAGCCATGAACGCGGCCGCGCTGAATTCAGCCGGGTTAAACATGGGTGCCGGTGCGCCGCCGCCCATGACGTTTTGCACGTTCGCACCAAACGCCGCGCCCAACTGGTTTGCCCCCTCTACACTGACCACGAATTTGAGCGCAAACTCGGTTTGGTCAATGATCGACTGGACACCTTCGACAACCTTGGTTGCCTGGTCCACGCCTGATTTAAACCACTTATCGGCCGACAGTTTGGCGATGTAGTCGGCGGCTTCGCTGACACCAGCCGACAGGTCTTTGAGCTTCGTTAGACCCTCTTCGCCGCCTGCAATGAGCGCTTCGCTGATCGCCAGGCCGGTGTCGGTGCCCTGGTTCAAAATGGTTTGCAACAGCGTCGGGTCGTCCAGGCCGCGTGTGATCAAAAACGACAGGTTGAATGCCAGGCGTTTGGCTTTTTCGCTTTGGTCCGACAGGACACCGAAAAACGATTTTGCGCCTTCGCTGTCGGCGGCTTCGCGCCAGGCGGTGCCAATGTCGAGTACCCCAGTGACACCTTTGCGTATGCCTGTGTAAAAGTCGTTGTAAAGGTTTTGGGCGTTGGTCAGGTTTTCGTTGGCGTCGCGTAGCGCCGGGCTGAATTTGTCCCGGACGTTTTCGACGGCTTCGGTTAGCGCTTCGTTGTAAGCCTTCAAAGCCTTGGCGGCGTCTTCGGTGCTTTTCTTTTTTTCGGCCAGTTTCTTGTTGCTGCCGCCGCTGGCCTTGGTCAGTTGCTCTTCGGTGTCTACCGTTTGGCGCAGGCCGTCGCGGTACGCGTTTTGGTAGTCGGTCAGGTCTTGCAGGTTGCGGCTGGCAACCGGCCCCATGAAACCCTTCAGTTTCTGTTGCCGTTCCATTTCTTGGGTGGTCTTTGACAGCGCGCCGTACAGCTCACCGAAATTGGTGGTCAGCTGGTCCACCATTTCAATGGTGCCGATGTTGTCGAGGAACGGCAGCACGTTGTAAAGCCGTATGAACATGTTCAGCACGTGCGCCAGGGCGTTGCGTACCGTGATCAGGGCATTAACAAAGTTGCCGAAGCCGTTAATGGTGCCGTCGCTGTCGCGTGTCAAACCTTGCATTTGGCCACGGAAAGCCCTGATCGCGCCGCCTATGCCGTCTTCCCCGAAAGCGTCCACCAGTTCGGTGATCTTTTCCACCAGGTCAGTAAGAATCGGCAGCACCTTGTAGCCGACAGCTTCGACCATTTCTTCGAAACGCAGTTTCAACCGTTGCACGCGGCCGCTGAACGTGTTCGCGTTTTCCTGCGCGGCACCACCAAACGTGTCGGACAGCTGGCGTTGCGCCGCGTCAAAATCCTTGGTTTTAATCGTGGCTTCGTCCAGCGGTATGCCCAGTTTCTTCAAACTGGAGAGCTGGCCGCCGTAGCTTTTGGCCAACGCAACCGCGACGGTTTCGGCGTCTTTCCCGGTCGCCGCGCTGATGTCGAGCGCCAGGTTCATTAGCTCTTGCGCTTTGGTGGTGTCTTGTGTGGCGCGTACCAGGGTGCCTAAGCCTTGGCGCACCATGGTGTCGGTGACACCGAGCGCGAGCTGTGTGCTGTCCACGTAGGCCGATACGGCGTCGATTTGTTCCTGGGTAGCGCCGACGCTTCGGCGCAGCTGCCCCTCGAGCTGGGCCATGCTTTTTTCGTCTTCGGCTGCCGCCTTCGCGGCCAGACTTAACCCGGCTGCGACACCACCGGCCGCCGCCGCGATCGGCAACATGGCGTTTTTGACTATGTAGCCGGCTTTGGCACCGAAACCCTCAAGGCTTTGAAACTCTTTCTTGGCGCGGTCAAACCCTTTGGTGTCCAGGCTGGAAAAAATCGGAATGTTGATTGCCACGCCTACACCAGCTTTCGGTTGATAATGCGCATAACGTCTTCCACGATTTTACGCACTTCCCCTTCAACTGACGGGGTTACGTCTTCGGCGGCTGGTTGCAGGGCGCGTGGGGCGTCGGCTGGGCCGACCCGTTCGCCTTTGGTGATCAGGTTTTGCACAAACATGCTTGAGCTGTTGCGTATGCCGGCGTGGTCCCAGATTGCCCCGGCTGCGTCTTTTTGTTGCAGGACCAGCAGTTGGTACGGGGTGCCTTTGAACTGGACGGTGCGGCCGTTGCTGAACGTGATTGTTTTGGGTGGCCGGGCGCGCTGGCCGACGATCGTGCGAATGCCGCGCACTACCTGGTCGCGGTCCCATTGGGTGGTTTCGCGGCCGCCGATCATCGGGCTGCGACCCATGCCCGACAGCGGCGGTTTCATAGTCGGGATAAATGACCTGGCGGCCGACACCAGTTTTTGGCCTGCGCCGCCCTGAATGTCTTTGGTGATCTGCCGGCGCAACGTGCGGTCCAGATCGTTCAGCGCTTTAAGCGCCTCTTGGATTCCGTAAATTTCGAAGGTGCTAACGGCGGCCATTGCGTTGCTGTTCCTTCATGACGTGGGCGACGGTGTTTAGGTCTTTCACGTCGAAATCTACGTCAGGTGGCCACCAGTGGGTGGACACCAGCAGTTCCGCTAGTGATCGCCGGACTGTGCCGGTTGGGTAGGGTTTGCGTCTTCCCTGTCCACCACTTCAATGTCGCTGACCTGTTCCACGAACCTGTCAAAGTCGGCCGGGACGACGACACCCTGACGCTTCGACGCTTCGAACGCCAGAAACAGCAGGTCTTCCGCGCCGATCTGGTTGGCGAGCTGTGCGGCTTTGGCGCGGAATTTGCGTTCCCACGCGACGATCACAGCCAGGTTGGTGGTGACTTCGTGGGAAACGCCTTCGCGTTCGTAACGCAACGACAAGCGCATGTCGGGCTACCTTTCGTTTGTGCCTGTTAGGCGGTTACTTCGGAATACGTGCCACCCGTGAACGTGATGCTGGCGGTGGCGAATTCGCCCAGGGCGAAACTGGTGGGCAGTTCCTGCAGGAATGTGCCGGTGAGCGTCAGCTCGGGGTTCGTCGCGCTGGCGGCCGCGCTGGTGGCCTTCACCTTCACGGTGGTGGTGGTGCCGACAAGCGCTTTGAGCGTGACCCACGTTTCGGTCGCGGCGAACGACTGAAACACTTCCAGCTCGACGGAGTAATCGCCCAGGCCAGCGGCGTACTTTTCGGAGTTGTCTCCGAAGGCCGTCGCGCGCAGCTGTGTGACGTTCTGACGGAAAACGGCGCTGGTGACCTGATCGCTGATGTCCACCGAATTCACGGTCACTACAGGGTTTGAAAGGACGGTGCTGGTTGCCATGGGGTTTTACTCCTCGGTTTCGTTCTCTTGCTTTTTAGCAGATTTGGTGGGCTTGCTGGTGGAAATGAAGCCACCGTCAATCAGCGCCTGGACGTTCACGCCCTGGGCGGCGGCGGCCTCTTCGTCGAAATCGTCGCCGGGTGTTCCGACTCGAGGGCTGATGATTTTTGCCATGGTTCCCCTTACGCGGCCTGGGCTTGTATGAACACGTTTAGATCATAGGCTGGCAGTTCGACGCCGCCGATGATTGCCACCGTGGGCCGGCCGTCCGTAACGCCGATCGCGGCAGTCAGTAGCGCGGCGGCCATGTTCAGCAGGTTGCGGTGGGCGTCCAGGTTGTTCGGCCCCAGGCTGATCACACGCACAGGGAATTCCATTTTGGCAATGGCCGACGACCAGGCGGTGAACCGTGGGGCGTCAATGAAGACGCAGGGCGGTTGCAGGTTGCGCGGGTCGAGGACGACCGGCAGCCCGGTTGCCGTGCCGATTTTGGCTGCCAGGTCGTCCAGGGTTTCGTTAAACAGGTCTGTGTAGGCCGCTACAGCCATTTAAGCCACCTGGGGGCGGTCAATACCCAACAGCTGTTTAATGACGCCTGACAGGCCCGTTACGGGTGCCTGGGCGTTGTCGAACTGTGCGAAGGAATCTATGGCGCCACGTTGCCTGTAAAGCATTCCCCCATACTGGATTGTTCCCAGGGCTACGTCGCCGCTGGGCACCGTGGTGAGGCTGTCCTGCAAATAGCCGGCCTCTTGGCGGCGGCGGTAACAAAATGCGTTGGCCGCCGAAGCGCACTGGGTAACGAACGCCTGGTCAGCGGCCGTGGCCACTGCGATACCGAGCCAGTCGAGGATTTGCTGGGCGGTAATCCACGTACAGGTTGGTGCCCAAGTGCAAGTGCCTGGCGGAATGATTGAAACGCGGTCTAGGTCGTCGCCGGCGTCATAGAACAGCAGCTGGTTGGGGTATTCAAACTCGAGGTCATACAGCAGGTTGCCTTGGGTGTCCACGCCGACGAATTGGTGGGCCGGTTGGGCCAGCACCGTGAAGGTGCCGTCCAACCCGTCGCCAACGTTTGCCAAGGTGATTGACTGACCAACTTCTATTTGCGTGTTGGTCAGCGTTTGCACCACGCCGTAGTTGTCTACGCGCTGTTTGAATGTGACCGAATAGACGGCCATTGCGGCCTGCCTTTCGGGTTACGCCTGGGTGATCTTGCGAATCATTCCCGGGATTGCCGCGAACGTCGAAACGTAGCCGTGGTAGCTCATGGTGCGACCCAACACGTCCGGCTTTTCAATCGACATGACGCCGCGTTGCTGTTCGTAGAATTCGAACGCGTCGCCAACGCCGGTGCCGACTCGGGTGATGATCATCGTCTTGGCAGCGAAGTTGCTGTCCACGACCAGCTGCAGGCCGAGCGGCGTGGAATCCCACGTGGTTGCCGCGTAGCTGCCAATGCTGTTCATGCCGGTGAGTCCTGCACCGATGAACGGGAACACCGGGCGGTTGCTTGAGTCCACGAGCTGGCCCATCTGCGACCACACGTCCACGGACACAAACATGTGTGTGGGCA